AGTTGGTCGATTTGTCTGTGACGATGACATTTTTCAAAATCATCTGAGCATCAGGGGCCATTGAAATGACCTTCCTCCTCTTCTCTGGATCAGACAAGATGCTGTTGATCCCCTCTGCTTTGAGTGACAGGGACTCATCGATAAATTCAAAGATCATTTTCTTGTTTTGCCTGATCCATGAAATCCCACAACTCGGCTCCATTCCAAGGTACTCCACCTTGATTTTGTCGACCATCCAGACCACACCATTGACCAAGGCCGACAAACTCCCAGAATATCTGGTCAGATTCCCAAAATTGAAAATCTTGTTGAACTCAAAGATGAATGTCTCAGGTGATGCAACCCACTTTCCAATGTTCACTAGGAACAAGAGGAAGATTCCAATGACCTTGAGGAATGTCATTCTCTCATCAGAATCATCTTGGAAACGAGGAATCCCATCATTGGTGAACAAGAACTTTCCGAACTTGTTGAAGAAAATTGCGTTGACAACCTCTTGGAAAATGTCAGGCATTGGGACCACATACTGGAAAACCTTTGCGAATCCTGAAATAGCAAGGGCTTCTTTTTCGGTCCAAAATTCCGAAAGTCTGTCCAAGACCTCAGTGAGCATCAATCCAAGAAGTCTTGAATAGTCACCCCTCCTCAAATAACCATTCACGTTGTATGAGTTTCCAGCGGTGAAAACCTCATCCACCATGTTCCTCGTGTTTTTTCTCACGTCCCCAACAATCTTCTCAGTTGTTTCGAAGATATTGTCAAGTCTTTCTGCGACTTTTTCGAAAGCGCCAAACGTTTTGGTGGCCTTCGGGATGGCATCCCTAAGAACCTCAGCCGTCTCCTTCACTTCCTTGTTGAAAGAAGTGGCTTCTTGGACCCCTCTCTTGTGGGTGTCCACAATCGATTCACTAGCTCCCATGATGGTTGAGAGAGCTTCGTCGATCTTCGATGTCCATTCCGTAGTCCGTTTGTTGAATTGTTCCGTCATTCCAGTTACTGATTCTGCGATCCTGTCCGCATTATGGGTGGATCTCGCGATGGACTCAACCACACCCATCCTGTGGAACTCGTCGATTTCGTCTTCAAGCTTTTCCATAAGGTTCGTTGCCTTCTGGGCAGCTTGATCAACCTCCTTGAGTCCAAACCAAGATTGGAACTCCGCGGTGCCACAACCCTCGTTGATTTTAACACCTGAGAGAAAACCCCTCAGTGAAGGAAGTTTCTTCTTCTCCACCCCAGCTTGTTTTGGATCATGAGTCCAAGGAGAAGGTTTTCCGATCGTTTTCCTCCAGAATTCCTGGTATGCCGCCAAAGGCATGGCATGGTTGAATTCAAGGTGATTGCAGATCTTCTCAAATGATGAGACAAGCTCACATCTGGGGCACTTCACCTTGTTTTTCCATCCACAAGGGTGCTCGGATTCCCACTTTTGGGGAGTTGTTGAAACTCCACATCCAGGACACTTCAATTCAACATTCTCCCTCGGATGGGACGACTTGATGTGTTTCACCAATGATAGAAATGATGAAACAATTGTCGAACACAGCGGACACTTTCGAGTGTTGGTGACGACAGTGATCTTTTCATCACCAGATTGAAATGATGGAACGATCTCGAAATCACTCTCATCTCCATCTTCCTCCACGATACCATCAACACGATCACGAGACGCCTTCTCTAAGAGAGTTGCGCCGAGAGGTCGCCGCGCGACGTGTTTTTGGATCTCCTTGGCGGGACTTGGAGGCACCAAAGCATTTTGGTACACATGAGGAGCACCCAAGAAATGGGAAAGAGTGAAACCAGGCCCAACAGCTTGGGTGATGGTCACTTCCGCGGGTTTGGTTCCTCTGTTCCATGCGTAGACGTAGAGATTGGAGAAGGGGAATTTTGGGAATTCTCCCGCAACCGGTATGGTTCTCGATGGAACTGATTTCAAGAAATTCAACCAAGGGATCCCAACCTCAAACATGGATTTGACTGCAAAGTTATGCATTGTTGGGTGGTTTTCCTCAATGTTGGCATACCACTCTTCCAAAGTGACTTCTCCTTCCTTGATGTCATAGAAGATTTGGGCCGCGTCTCCATAAGTCAAATGAACAGCCAGGACCAGATTGTCATTGGTTCCAGTGTCAGCAAGGAAACCAATTGTCTGGCCTCCATTCTGGTAACCAAACATGTTGGTGAACATTCCATAGTAGTTGAGGACGGCACCACTTGTCGCAAAGGCTCCTTCGCTATTCTTCCATTGCTTGATCTTGGAGCATGGAATGGGAATCCTCAAGATATGGATCTTGTCATTTGGAACCACCCAGTTGTAGATGGGGTCCCTCTTCGTCATCAGTTGGAGCATATCCTCATGAGGATATGTCATGAGGGAGCTCGGTGCTGCTGCCGTCTCTGATCCAGGGAAAAGTGAAGCCACAGCTCCATCCAAAATGGCATTTGATCCAATCTCGCCATTTGGTTTTTCAAGGATCTCATCTCCACTCTGAAACTGTGGGCAGCGAGGTTTTGAT